GTGCGGCAACAACAGGAAAAGCTATAGCAATGGCTTTGGTTTTCGGATAAAATTAGGACAATATTATGGCAAATCCAAATTTAGTAAATGTAACTTCGATATACGGTAACAGTATATGCGGAGCTTTAACTAATACAGTAACAACCGATTTATTAACTTGTGCAAGTGACAAGCTAATCAAAATCAATAACATTATTGTTGCAAATATTGACGGCAGTAGTGCTGCAAGTGTAACAATGGGGGTTATCAAAAGTGGTGGCTCGGTTGTTTTATTTGCTTCTACTATCTCTGTTCCAGCAGATGCTACTTTGGTTCTTATTGATAAGAACTCAAGCATTTATCTTGAAGAAGGAGATGTCTTAGAGGGTGGTGCAAGTGCTAACGGCGATTTAACTTACACCATTAGTTACGAAGAACTAGATGACGCTTAAGGAGTTATATGGCTCACTTTGCAGAACTTAATAACAGCAACGAAGTATTACGAGTAATAGTAATATCCAACGAGGATGTAGATGCCAATGGCGGTGATCTACACGCAGATGCAGAAACATTTGTAGCCTCTATAGTGCCACATGAAAATGGCGGCAATCAATGGAAACAAACCTCATACAACAGTAATTTTAGAAAACAATACGCAGGTATTGGGTATACCTACAGTTCTAGTAAAAATAAATTTATATCTCCTAAATTGTTTCCCTCTTGGTCTTTAGATGCTAATGATGATTGGCAAGCACCAGTAACTTATCCTAATGTAACCGAAATAAGCTCTAATCCTGTCTTAATAACTTGGGATGAAGATAATCAAAAATGGCTAGGTTCAATTGAATCAACCAATTACACATGGGATGCTACTAATCTGCAATGGAATGAGGTCTAATNATGGCTNATTCTAATGGCGGAGTAATAGGCGTAGATAACCCACCAACCGAACAAGCAGCAGTTGTAACAACTTTTAACTCTAGCGGTACGCTAACTACAGCACCTTATACAACTACACTTCAATATGTTGTTGTCGCAGGCGGTGGGGGTGGCGGTGGACAAATGGGTGGCGGTGGCGGTGCTGGGGGTTATAGAAGTTCTGTCCCTGGTGAAGCCTCGGGCGGAGGTGCGTCAGCAGAGCCTACTACTCCAGTTTCAGGCGGAAGTCCTTACCCAATTACCGTAGGTGGAGCAGGTGCAGCATCACCAGAAACAGGTGGTGGTTCAGGAACAACTTCTTTACTACCTGGGGGAGCAGGAAGTGCTTCTACTTTAGGAACACCTAGTCCTATTTCAACAGTTGGTGGAGGTGCAGGGCTGGTTCAAACTGTATCTGCACCTGTTGCTATCGGTGGATCAGGAGGAGGAAACGGTAGATTCGGTTCATCAGGTGGTGCAGGAACTTCTAATCAAGGTTTTGCAGGAGGAGCAAACAACCCTGATGATAATACCGCTTCAGGTGGTGGTGGAGCAGCAGCAGCAGGTTCAGCACCTCCAGGCACAGGTGTTTCAGGAGCAGGTGGAGCAGGCGTTGCATCATCTATTACAGGTTCTCCTGTCACTAGAGCAGGTGGTGGGGGTGGTGGTGGAAGAAGAGACGGAACTCAACAAATCGTAACAATGGGTGCTGGTGGAGCAGGCGGAGGCGGACATGGCGGTGTTTGGCCAACAACACCTGGTTCGTTAGGACTTCCTGCCCCAGTTGCTCGTTCAACAGAAGCAACCGCTAATACTGGCGGTGGCGGAGGTGGTGGAGCAGCCAACCCTACTACAGCACCAGGAAGAGCAGGTGGTTCAGGTGTTGTTATTGTTAAAGAACCTGAAGGACCATTTAAATGCTCAGGTGTATGGGATATGAACGCACTTTACGATAATGTAAAAGCAGGAACATGGACAACTTAAAATGCCTAGATTAATCGGAGCAACGCAAGCAACAGCATCAGGAACTCAATCTGCGGTTATAACTACATTTAATTCAAGCGGAACTTTAACCACAGCACCAAGAACTACCTCATTACAATACGTTATTGTTGCAGGAGGCGGAGGNGGAGGTGGTCAAATGGGCGGAGGCGGAGGAGCAGGTGGATACCGTAGTTCAGTTCCTGGCGAATCCTCTGGTGGTGGAGCAAGTGCTGAATCAACTACNCCAGTNTCAGGGGCAAGTCCCTATCCAGTAACAGTAGGAGCAGCAGGAGCAGCTTCATNAGGCACAGGCGGAGGATCTGGTGCATCACCTCTAACACCAGGAGGGGCAGGGAGTGCGTCAACTTTAGGAACGCCCAGTCCAATAAGCACCGTTGGAGGTGCAGGTGGTGGAGGGAATGGCGGTCCTGGTACTGGTACAGGTGGATCAGGCGGAGGGACAGGAAGATATGGTCCTGAAGGTGGAAACGCCACTTCAGTAAGATTAGGCACAGCAAACCAAGGATTCCCTGGAGGAATTATGTTCCCTGCTAATTGGCCCACTTTCCCACCTAACGGAGATGACAATTCAGCGTCTGGAGGCGGAGGAGCAGGTGCAGTAGGCGGAAACAATACTCCATTACCACAAAGTCCACAACCTAATGCAATATCAGGACCTGGAGGAGTAGGCGTAGCATCTTCTATTACTGGCTCTCCAGTCTTTCGTGGAGGCGGAGGCGGTGGCGGAGGTAGAATCCAAGGAACTACTCAAGTCATTATGGGAGATGGGGGGAATGGCGGTGGCGGAGATGGAGGAATTTGGCCGTCTTATCCCGATGCAACAAGACGCTCAACAGAAGGAACAGCTAATACTGGCGGAGGTGGTGGCGGGGGTGCATCTAATCCTGTTACATCTCCAGGTAGAACAGGCGGTTCAGGCGTAGTTATAACNAAAGAACCTGCGGTTACTTTTTTAGAAGGAACATCANGCTGTTGGGANTTAAGAAAAGTATTTACAGAAATTAAATCTGGGAATTGGACAAGCTAGTCAACCTTTTCTTTAACTCGCATCTAANCTATACTAATCTCTTAGGAGAAAAANAGAGAAGATGGAATTATATTTTTGTATAAATTTACAGCGGTCAGGCAACACCTTGTTAGGCAGTATTTTAAATCAAAATCCTAATATTACATTTACAGCTAATAGTCCTCTTACTGAAATTATTCATCAACTTGATTCAATAAAAATAAAAGATAAAACTTTTTTAAATTTTCCTGATAATGTAGCTTTTGACAATTTAATAACTAAAAGTTTTTATAGCTATTCTGAAACATATAAAACACCGTACGTTATCAACAGATCAAATTGGGCAACATCAGGGAATTTAAAACTATTAGAAAAATATTTTGACAAAGAAATAAAATTTTTAATTCTATACAGAAACCCTTTAGAGTGTTTAGCGTCAATTTTAAAATCACATAAAATAAAAAAAGAAGATTCATATAAAGAGGCTGAATATTATATGGATATAGAAAAAGGTCCATTAGGAAATGTGGTACATCAAATTAAAATAATTAAAAATAATTACAAACACTTACTTGTAAACTATAATCAAATAGTCAACTCTCCAAAAGAAACAATAGATAAAATATACAAATTTTTTTCTATTCCTTCGTATAATCATTTCTATAAAAATTTAAAACAATTTGAATTACAAGGCACGAAATATGATGACTCTATTTTTGGTAATGTAGATTTACATACAATAAGAACAGATAAAATAGAAAGAAAAAAATATGCAATAGAAGATTTTTTACTCCCTTCTGTTATAGAAAAATATAAATATTTTGGAATAGAATATGAATCTTAAATGGTATTATTGGTACTTTCAATCAGCTATNCCCGAAANAATATGTGATGAAATAGTTAAATATGGAGCAGANCAAAAAAAAGAAATAGCTCTTACAGGAGGTTCCTCCAAAGACAATCTTACTAAACTAGAGCTTAAAAACATTCAAAAAAAACGTAAGTCTGATGTTGTATGGATGTCAGAAAGATGGATATACAACGAAATACAACCCTACATTCGACAAGCAAATGCTAATGCAGGCTGGAATTTTGATTGGGATTTTTCAGAAGCTTGTCAATTTACCGAATACAAAAAAGGTCAGTATTATGATTGGCATTGTGATTCACACGAAGAACCTTATGATCAACCNGATAATCAGAATACACACGGTAAGTTAAGAAAACTTAGCATGACTGTATCGCTGACTGACCCTGAAGAATACANAGGCGGAGATTTAGAGTTTGATTTTAGAAACACAGACGAAGGCTCNCAGCCNANAATATGTGAAGAAATTAGAAANAAAGGTAGCGTNATTATCTTTCCTTCTTTTGTTTGGCATAGAGTTAAACCAGTAACAAAAGGAATACGACACTCCTTAGTGTGTTGGAATTTAGGATACCCATTTAAATGAGTTTTNAAAAAAATAAATACCAAGTAATTAAAAATGCTATATCAGCAGAGTTAGCAGACTTTTGTTATCAATACTTTTTAAACAAAAGAGNTGTTGCAAGACATTTGTTTGATGAAAAATATATTTCACAATTNACAGATTACTATGGTGTATGGAATGACGAACAAATACCTGAAACTTATTCACACTATAGTGATATCGTAATGGAGACTTTATTGCAGAAAGTTAAGCCTGTAATGGAGAAAAAATCAGGACTTAAACTTACAGAAACTTATTCATACGCAAGAATCTATAAAAAAGGTGACGAGCTAAAAAGACACAAAGACAGATACTCTTGCGAGATATCTACTACTATGAATTTAGGTGGAGATGAGTGGCCTATATTGTTAGAGCCATCAGGGGACGCAGGTAAAAAAGGATTAGAAATAAATTTAAAACCAGGCGATATGTTGATGTATCGAGGGTGCGATCTTGAGCATTGGCGTGAACCATTTAAAGGTAAAGATTGCGGACAGGTATTTTTGCATTATAATGACTCTAGTGGCAAAGATGCCAAAACCAACAAATATGATGGTAGACCTATGATTGGCTTGCCAGCATACTTTAAAGGAGTTTAATATGGATATATTAATACCGTTAGTAATTATT